TGATGCGCAAAAAGTAGTACAACTTGGTGGACGCCGATCAGCAGAAGGGCTTGATGAAATCAGTGGCCGCCTGAACAAGTTGGCCAAAAATGCCCGAGATGGCGTCCAGTTCGTTGGTGATCTGGTTCCGCCGTTGAAAATGGTGGGGGGGCTGACTCTCGGTCTGGGCGGTTTAGCAACTGTGATTAATGGGGTTAAATCGTCCATAAAGGAATATGCAGATTCAGGATACAAGATTGATTCCACTGCAAAAAACATCAGCACCACAACGCGAGCCTACCAAGAGTTGACGGGCGCTATGATTGAAAACGGTGCGACTCGGGATTCTGCTGATAGTGCTGTGACCGGGCTTTATCAGCGCGCCAATGATGCGCTCAACGGTCGGGATGACCCTTTCAATGCTTTGCTGGCGCAAATGGGCATCAAAATTAGCAAAACCAAGGAAGGGATGGCTGATGTTGTGAAACTGATGGATGACTTGAACAAGGCCATGCTGAAACAGTCCCCCGCCCGGCAGGCCGTGATCGCACAAGTCGGTCAGTTTTCTCCTGAACTGCTGAATTTCTTGCGACAAAGCACTGACCAGATCCAGCGCCTTAAAGACCAGGCGCAGCGCGACGGGTTGATATTTTCCGACCAGGATATACAAAATGCCCTCGAATTTCGCAACTCCATTAATCAAGTTTCAGCTGCTATGGATGGTCTGCAGATGAAATCTCAGGCATGGCTTGGTCAGCGCGGCGAGTACGGAGATATGGTAAAAAATAATCTGGATTACAGCAAAAAACATGCAAAAGATACCCCCGATTCGTTTTATCACGGTGATAAGGATAACGATATCCTTGCTCATGCAAGGCGAGATAAATCCTTCAAGGATTCACTCTCTTTTACTGAAGGTCTGTATTTAGCCACCGGCTATCCTGACAAAGATTTTAAACAGAAATTGAATGCCCGGTATGGCGCGCAGTGGGAGGGGCAGCGACTCCAACAAGATTTGAAAGATATTTCTGTAAATCCGCCAGTCAGCGCTGAACAAACTGGTGCGAAGGGTCCGTTATTCTCACAATTAGAATCAAAATATAAGTTGCCACGTGGAACCCTCAACAACGTTTATCAAGCGGAGTCTTCTGGCGGGAAGCATCTGTTTTCACCGGCTGGCGCTGAGGGACCCTTTCAATTTATGCCGACGACCGGGCAGCAATATGGACTTGATAATCGCGCTGATCGGATGGATACGGGCAAGTCAGCTGAAGCCGCTGCACACTATTTATCTGACCTTTTAGCCCAGTTCGGCGGGGATATGAAAAAGGCAGTAGCGGCGTATAACTGGGGACCCAGTCGAGTCAGTAACATGGGGCTTGAGTATGCGCCAAAAGAAACCCGCGACTATTTGGACCGGGTTATGCCTGGGCTTCCTGATTTTTACGACACTTCGACCGGGAGTAATTCCCCAGGAGAGGAAGACGCACTTCCGGGGAATGATTTAAATACCCACACCGATACGAATATTAATGCGACGACACACACCGCCGGAGGAACGTCCGGGGGGGGAATAGATGTAAAACAAGTTGCAGATGTTTTGTCTAAGGTCTTAAAAGACAATAAAAGTGAGATTGAATTGACGCTGATTAATGAGCGAACCGGGGAGCGGAAAAAAGTCTCCGGCGCTGGCGGCAAAGTCACCACAGCAATGTCGATGCCTTGAAATATCAACCTGACCCGCTTCGGCGGGTTTTTCATTTATGGGGGATAGGATGCCACTGATACAAGATGCGCTGTCTTCACTGCTGGGTTTTTCCGGTGACACATGGAAATGGCAGGATCATATTCACCCCGCCTCATTTAGGGGCGTTCCCTTTGCGGTCGTTGACGGTGATGGTAGCTTTGGCCGCCGGCAGGCCGTTCATGAATACCCATACCGCGATACGGTGTGGGTGGAGGATATGGGACGCTCTACCCGCCGCCTGACGCTGTCCGGTTTTATCATTCAAAGCAGCCTGGTCTACAGTGCGCCGGACGTAATGACCCAGCGCGATAATCTGATCGCTGCATGTGAAACGCTGGGTGCCGGTACGCTGGTCCACCCCACGCTGGGAGAGCTGACGGTCAGCATCCCGGAAGATGGACTCAAGCTGCGCGAAAGCAAAGACGCCGAGCGTGTTTTTGAGTTTACGCTGACCGTTATCGAGTCCGGCCTGCGGGTTTTCGCCGTGACCAGCTCAGTATCCGCTGTCTCCACAGTGAAAACTTCCTGGCTGGCGCTGGCGGCTAAATCGGCGGCCACGTTTATTGCCGAGGTCAATTCTGATATTAGAACGGTCACCCAGGCGATAAAAACGCTCAAAAGCACAGTGTCATTCTGGACAGGCATGGTAACCCGGGTCGCAAATGAAGCGACCAACCTCAGCAATACGCTGAAATCAACGTTCGGCAGCACCCGGTATGGACGTTACAACACCGGCACCGTGGGCGGCAGCGCGTCGGGCGCAACCACTGCCACCTCATCAGATGCAGATACCGCAAACTATCAACTTTTGGTTTCACAAAAAATGGCCTCCTCCGTTGAAGACAGGGCGCAAACGCAGTCCTCAACGGCCAGCCTGCTGGCATCAACCAGCGTCGCATCCTATGCCAGTGGTGCGCAGGATGTGATTAACACGCTGCTGGCCAGTGAAGCTAAAGGTCTGGACCTGATCCGCATGCTTGAAACGCTTTCGGGGTTTTCTGATGCAACATATCGGCCCAACTCCAGCGACAGCGGCATCACCTTATCCGTTCAGATTTACCTGACAGCGCTTTCTGCGGGTGCAATGGCCTATGCCGCATCGCTCTATGAGCCAGTGAGTTATGACGATGCAGCTGATTTACTTCAGAGGGTGGTGGCGGTGATTGATGCCGTTTCTCTGGCGGCGGCGGATCAAGGCTATGACGACGTGTTCAGTGAGTTATCTGATCTCAAAACACATGTGAAAACTACTTTACAGGCAAAAGGTGCGCTCCTGGCTAACGTTGAAACCGTTTCATTTAGCCAGCCCCTGCCTGCTCTGAACCTGGCGAATCGCCTGTATCAAGATGGTAGCCGGGCAGAAGCATTGGCAAAGATGGCCGACCCTATCCATCCGGCCTTTATGCCCCTCACTTTTAGGGCGCTCACCTCATGAATGATGAAATGACGTTAACCATCGGTGGGAAAATACTTTCAGGCTGGGACTCCGTTCGGGTTACGCGCAGCATTGAACGCCTGCCCAGCGATTTTGACCTGTCGTTAATGGATGAATTCCCCGGCAGCGATGATCAGCAATTAGTTAAAGAAGGGGATCCCTGCGTGGTCAAGCTGGGCAGTGATACGGTTATCACCGGCTATATTGACCGCTGGGCACCGATGATTTCCGCCACCAGGCACGAGGTTCGGGCAACCGGTCGCAGCAAGTGCCAGGATCTGGTTGATTGCTCAGCGAAATGGAATAACAACGTGATCACCGGGGCGACGCCGCTGCAAATTGCTCAGCGCCTCGCCTCACCCTACGGCATTACGGTTTCAAGTGACGTAGCTGAGATGGATAACGTGCCGCAATTCACCCTTAACTGGGGGGAGAGCTCACAGGAAATCATTGATCGCATCACTCGCTGGGCCGCATTGCTTTATTACGATCATCCCTGATGGCCGTCTTTACCTGACCCGCGTTGGCACTAAAAAAGCGGCCAGCGGCGTGGCGCAGGGCGTCAATATTGAAGCGGCAGCCTACGAGGCATCGATGGATGAACGGTTTTCCGAGTACACCGGTGTATCAATGACGGTCAACCCGCTGATGGACGACAGCGGGTACGGTGCGGTAACGAAAGCCACCGCGAATGACCCTGACGTCGCAAAAATGCGGTACCGAAATCGCATCATCATCGTTGAAAGCACGATGAACACGCCAGAACTGGCACAACAGGCGATTGACTGGGAAATGAACCGCCGTTACGGCCGCTCCAAGGCACTTCAGGTCACCGTGGACAACTGGCGCGACAGTGCCGGTAAGTTGTGGGAACCCAATACCCTGATCCCCGTAAATATTCCGAAGATGGGGATCAGCGATGTGCTGTGGCTTCTGGCTGAAGTCACTTTCATTAAGGATGAGCGCGGTACCGTTGCGCAGATGGTCCTGATGCCGCCGGCGGCCTTCTCCGTGCAGCCTTATCGCTTCTACAACGTGATACAGGAGTTGAATCGATGACGGTACTTAGCACGCTCTATCGGCGGGCAATGATGATGTTAGGTATTGGCCGTGTATCGCTGACTAATGACGACGGCGGGATCCAAACGGTGCAATACCAAACACCACTCGAGGTGCGCGGTGACACGCCGAGACTGATGGAATTTGGTTTTTCCTCCGTTTTACCTGCTGACTCAGACGTCCTTGTTGCCTATCTTTCTGGCGATCGTTCAAATGCCGTGGTGATCGCTTCTGGGCATAAAGGGAGCCGAAAGACCGGCCTCAATACGGGTGAAACTATCCTGTACAACCTGTGGGGCATGCATTTTAAGTTAACGGAAACAGGGATTGAGGTAGATGCCAGTGGGCAGCCGGTCACGGTGA